GGGTCAACTTGACCCGGCGCAGCAGCCACAGCCGCGAGCCGATCCGGTCGTCCGCCACTGTGGGAAAGGTGTCGCCCCACCAGCCGAAACGTTCTTCGTCATCGAGGGCATCGTCATCGGCGGCGCGGCGCCAGGTGAACAGGCTGATCAGCACTGAACGGGTCAGCGCGGCGTGGAGGCTCTGACTGATGAACATCACTGCCCTCCTGCCGGTACACCGGTCTGGCCATTGCCCGCCTGCACGCCGACGTGCACGTGCTTGATCTGGCTGATGCCGCCGGCAATCTGATCGCCAGTGGAGACGACCTTGCCCGTCTGATTGATCACCGGCGTGTCGATGTTTACGGCGGTACTGGCGCGGATATTCAGGGTCGCGGTTTCCATGTCGATGACCCGCCCGCGCTTGAAGTGGATCTTGTCGCCCTCGTCGGTGTAGATCGCCACTTCGCCCTGGGCCAGGGCCTTGAGGCGATAGCGACGGTCGGCGACCACCAACACGATGGCGTGGGAACGGTCACCGCCCAGAAACGTGGCGATACCTTCGGCGCCGGCCAGCGGGTTGCTGGTGAAACCGTAGGGTTCAAAGTGCTCCATGTCGTCGTTCACTTCGCCGGCGGTGAGGCGCATTTGCAGCGATTGAAGCTTGGTGGCCGAGTTGGCGAGCACGACGGTGCCGCGCGCCAGGAGGCGTGTCAGTAGGCTCATTGGGTTTCCTTCGGATAATCGACCCGAACGCGATCATTCACAGAATGGGACGCACGGAAGATCCGGCGCCAAGTTCAGGCTTTCTTGGGCGGCGCGGGGTTGGCGTCGAACGTGTGAGGTGGCGCGACTTGCAGGGTTGTGATTGAGCCCTGCTGCGAAAGCGAGTAAGTGACCTTGGAAATCAGCATGTCGCCATCCACTTCCAGCACCGGATCCTTGACCCGCACCAGTGTGTTATGTCGCCACAAATCGCCGTTCGCTTGCCGCCAGCCTTGCACTTGATAGGTCGTGGTCAGGGCCTTGCCCATACGGGTGGCGCTTTCCCAGTTGGCCCTTTGCAGGGCCAGTTCTGGGGTGATCTGCATGCCTTCATTGATCACCGTGGTTCGCCGTCGCTTGAAGCCAAGGTCCGTGGAAACCGCCTCGACCTCGCTGACCGCCGCCCCGCTTTTCTTGTCGTCACCCTTCTGCTGGCCAATCACCCGGTATTCGGAAAACACCTGGCTGTAGTCCGTCGGCGCGTTGGCCGAGAGAATGTTCTTGCCCAACTCCAGCGCTTCACTGGCACGCCCACCGCTGCCCGGCCGTGCGAGCACGACCCGGCCTTGCGCATCATCGGTGGAAAACACTCGGAACAACGACAGCAATCGGTCGATGGACTGGAAAACCGTCTCGCCGGGCACAATGGTGTGACTGTCTCGCCGAGCCGTTTCCGGGATTTCACTGACGACATAACCGCCGTAGGTCGAGACCAGGTCTTGCACGATTCGCAGCAGCGATTGCTGGTGCCACTGGTTGGGTTTATTGGTCGCGGCACAATCCACCAGGTCCTGGGTCTTTGAGCTGCCTTCAATGCTCAGGCTGATGCGTTGCCCGTCATAGCTGATGGGGGCCTTGAACACATAACCAGTCAGCACCAGATCACTGCCGATGCGCACTTCGCAGGGTGCGCCGGGTTGAATCCGGCGCACCTCGGTCTGCCCCGGCCATTGCCAGGTGATGTCGAGTTTGAAGGTGCGGAACTGACGCTCCAGGTCCGCCGTGATTTCTACGCTTTTCCACCCGCCGTATTCAAGATTGTCGACGGTCAGCGTGACGCGGTTATCCTGCTCGTTCATGGCTACTCCCCGGAGATCTTGAGTTCGCGCGGCGGGAGAAAGCCTGGGTGGACAATGCCGTTGCGCTGAGTCACTTCCAGGACCCGAGTGGCGTCAGCCACCTGTCTGTAGATCGCAACCAGCGCCGGCAGGCTGTCCTGAAAAGACTTGCTCACCAGCCTGATGCCAGACGATGCAACGGCCTTTAGGTGCGCTTTCAGCTTCTGGCGCAGATCAGCCGCGGCCTGATAGTGCGCAGGATTGGCCTTGTCCTCGACCAGTTTGATCGCCTCTTCAATTTCCTTGAGCGCCCTTTGCACATCATCAATCACCGGCACCTCCGGGCGGGTGACCGGCTGCTCTACCTGCAGATCCAGCGGTGACGGAGAAACCTTCACCGGCAACGTCGCAATCGGCAACAAGGCCACCCATTTGGCGGCCTGCACCACCAAGGCATCCTGCACCAGGTTGGTCAGTGCCTGAGCCGCGGCCATGGTGTCTTTGCCGGTAGTCAGCTTCGGTGCATCGGCCTTGCGGATCGCTTCGACCTGCTGGGAGACGTTGGCAATCACGCCACGATACCCCTCACGAGCGAAGTCCTTGAGCTCCTTGATGTCGCCGAGCAACGCCTTGAACTCCGCCGCTACTTCCTTGGGCAATTCCTTCACGGCTTTGACCAGGTCGCTGATCTGGCGGTATTGGTCGATCAACGGTTGCAGCTGTTGCTGGATCACCCCGTAGATGTCCTTGATGCTGTTGCGCAGGTCGGCAATGCCGATCCGCGCCGCCTGGATCAGGCTCATGGCATCTTCGAAGCGCGCCACCGCCGAGCCCAGGAAAGTGTCCGCGGACGCCAGCAACAGTTTCTGTGTACTGATCGCCGCGACCGGAAACGGCACCGGCACATCCGGGTAGAACTTCAGGGCAAACGTCACCAACCCGCCGTCCTGGCGGGTGTGGGTCATGTCGCATTCGCCGACCTTGACCTGTAGCCGTCCGAGCCACGGATGGACCAGCTCGCCACTGCCCTGCTCCAGCGCCTTGAGCAACTTGTCGCGCTGCTCCAGGCAATCGGGGCCGACGATGAACGCCGTCAGATCGTGAATCTTCGCCTGTTGGCCAAGGCCTTCGAAGTACGGCAGGTCTCGCTGCGGATACTCGTGCAACTGGCCTTTTTGGCCGACCGGGGATTTCGCCTGATCAACCCAGAATCCGACACCCCGAAAGGACGCCGGCATCAAACGATCACGCCAGCTCATTGGAACCTCCAAGTGAAAGTGAGCGGTAGCCGATGCGCGAAGTGAGCGCCAGCGCCGGTTGATTGGTTTGTGGTTGATCGGTGCGCATGCCCGCCGGAGCATTTTCGAAGCGCACGGTCAGGCCGCCTTCGAGTTGCGTGCGGTTGTTGGTAGCGGTTTGCTGGATCAGGGCGCTGGAGTGTTGGGGGAGATTGCCGGACGACACTGAAGTCGCTTGCGGGGCCGGCGTGTTCTTGCGGAAGAACGAAGGCGCCAGGCCATTTTCGCCGTCAGCACCTGGCTTGCCACTCTGCTCGGTGACACTGTCAACGTTGCCGGTGATTGTCGCGACAAAACCGGAAAGGTTGCCATCCAGCAGCGCTCTGATTGGCCCTATCACAGCCTGTAGTTTCGCCGACAAATCGCTGAACCAACCCAACAGGGGTTCCCAGTTTGCTGTGAACTGGTCCTTGGGCGACCAACCGAATAGCGACTGGAACAGGTCTTTTACTGTCTGTAGCGGGCCAGTCAAGGATTCCCACAAACCGGCAAAAAAACCTTCCACGCCTTCCCAGCAAACGCGGACCCGTTCCTGCGCCGACCAATCGAACAAACCTTTGAGACGGTCCGCCACCGGCGCGCTCAGTGCCCAGATGACGTCCCATAGCGCAGTGAAAACTCCCGCCACCGGTTGCCAGGTTTCTTCGATGAGCGCCTTGGGCGACCAGGTGAACACTGACTTGAGGGTTTCCAGCCCCGCAACGACACGAGCGGTAATGCCGTCAAAGACATCGGTATAGACGCCGACGACCGCGCTCATCGCCTTGTCGATTTGCCCTTTTGGCGACCAGTCGAAGTACGATTTGAGTGTGTCCAGCCATCCGGCAACTGTGTTGATCAAGTTGTTACCGACATCGTTGTAAATACGAACGACCGCCCCAATCGCCTTGTCGACCTGCTCTTTTGGCGACCAGTCAAAGTAGGGTTTGATTGTGCCCAGCCATCCGGCAACCGTGGTGGTGACGCTGATACCGGCTTCGAAGAAGGCAGACTTCACCTCATCCAGTGACTTGCGGGTGAAGGCGCCACCCCTGTCTATGGCGCCGGACATATAGTCGCCCGCTTCATTCCAATATTTCTTCACAACTTCACCCGGCTTCCAGTCGAACAGTGCCTTGACCCGGGTAATCGCAGCGTCGGACTCACTTGAAATGCCTTGCCAGAGCCCGGTGAAAAATCCTGAAATCGGCTGCCAGTTGTCCATTATCAATCGGGCGCCGATAACGAGGACCGCGACGACCGCCGCGACAGCAGCGGCAATCAAGCCAATCGGCGAGGTCAAAATGCCCATCACCGTGGCCAGGCCCATCGCTGCCACCGTGACAACGGTGAAAGCCACCGCGGCGGCGGCCAATCCTTCCACCAGATAAGGGTTGGCCGCCACAAACTGGCCGATAGAGGTCATTACCGGCGCGAGCGCAGTGACGATGCTGTTGAGGGCCGGGAGCAATGCCTGGCCGACTTTCAACGAAATGTCATCCAGCGCCTTGTTGAATTTGGCGAGGTTGGCGGACGTTTCCCCGAGGCCGACTTTGGGGACTTTGAGCCCTTTGAGACTGCTGGCCTTTTTCGCCAACTCATCCTGAAACGCGATCGCTTTTTTGATGCTGTCCTGAAACGGCTTCAGCAAACCGCCGCCGGAGATAAATCCAGAGAGATCCAGCGGCTTGAGACCGCTGTCCTCCATGCTCTTTTTAAACGATGCGACCTTGCCACGAATGCCCTTCAGCTCGGCGTCCAGTTTCT